CCAGCTGCTGTGGTTAATTCGCTGTTTAATAAAATTGCCTCTCTTTTTACCCTGTCACCGGTAAATGTAACCCTTACTGGTCCGTAAGAGGTCTGAAAATCTTCACCAATAACATTACCGCTTTGAGCGTTAAGTCTAAAATATATTGCACCATCTAGCCCGTTTTGAACTATGTCTGAACCTGTTCTGGGTGTAAACCTAAACTCGTATCTTTTCTTTGGTCCCGGTAAACCCCTTGGCCGCAATCTAATGTAGTTAAATAAAGGCTGGGGTGTGTTACCGCTGACGCAAAAAACTTGTGGTATCCTTGACCACGGCTTGGGATTTGCACCTTCGTCACCATCAACTGGCTCGTAGTCAGGTATTTCTCGTATCCAAATACTGAAGCAAGACGTTCTTTGAAAATACCTTGATAAGGCAGGCGTATTTAATTGAATATCGTCTTTGTCTCTCTTCCAAGTTTCTTTTGGTGTTAGCAAACCGTTGAAATTACACAATCCGTTAGCTTGGTTAAATACGGTACTCTTGATTCCTACTTCAACTGTGTCTGCAGCCCTGATCATCCGCACAGACGCAACATCGTATTTACAAATGTTCCAGAAGGCTGCACCGCAGTGTTTGTTAATACTAAACCCGCCTTCATTTATATTTGATGGCCTCGGACCACGTAAAAACTCGGGCCATGGGCCTTCGTAACCGCCCAATAAATCTTGTACTGCCCTAGTGCCAGCAATACCTATCTCTTTTTCACCTAATGTGTTGTTACATTCCAGCTTTACATCAACAGTGTTACCTTGGCTCCATATATTTTGCGTTCTTGATACAACAATAAAACCTACGTTACCAATAATCCACCGGGAGCCTAATACCATCGCTTCATCTGCCTGTATGCGTAAATCATCAACAGCAGATTTCACATCTGTATAGCTTATTCCGTAGTCTTCAGGGTTTCCATTTATTATAGTGTCGCCTTGAGTATCCGTAGTATTAAAAACTGGGTCGTTTTTGTCTAGAGTAAGTGGGTCAGTACTACTAAGCCTGAATGTAACTATGTCACCTAGTTCAATGTTAATACGTGCTTGCTTGTCTTCAAATAGCTCTTCTGCCTGTCCCTGTCTTTGTATCGAAATTAAACCCATCTGCGTTCCATAGCCTCTGCCTACCCCTGGCTGCCCGGCGGCATCATTAAAACCCTCTTTTGCCAGTTGAGCCGCATTTATACCGCTGATTTTTACCCGTTTTGCCCTAGCTCTCCGTATTGCATCACGTTGGTCACTGGTTGATGAAAGGCCTTCACCCGTAGAAAAAGGAATGCTAATTACTTCCCAATTTAGGCGGTGTGCTGTGCCGTTCCTTATTGGGCTGTAGTGGCCAAACCGCGCCTTGCTATTTGGGTTGTAAACCTGGCAAAAAGCGTTATCAAATTCTGTCTCACCTGGGGCTGTAAAGATTTCGTCTATAGTGTCTGGGTCGGCTGAACCGGGTTTACCCCTTTCCCCATATAAAAAATCTTCGCTTTTAATCCTATTTGACCCTTGCTTAGAGCTCCAATAATAAGCAAAGTCAAAATTACCTAAACTGCTTAGTGATGTCGTACCAAGCCATGTGCTCCTTAATGTGGGCACGCCTTCTAAATACTCCCCAAAGGTGTAAAGAAGTTTGATGCGTTGGAAGGTGCCTTCTGAAAAAGCCCTTGACCATACCAACGTTCCAGGTAATACGATTCCGCCTGTAGTTACTGTTTCGTCAACTCCTTCCCCGATTGCTGTGCCTATTTTTCCAAAAGGAATTGGAACAGGTGCTCCATACTGCACGAGAGCGGAAAAACCGCTGAAGCTGCTCGTTTGGTTAAAACGGCTTGGGCCGATCTGGTCTGGCAGTTGCTGCTGACGAATCTGCCTTCGCTTTTCTTGGTCTGGTATGCTCGGTTTTGGAGCAAGAAGCACAGAGGCTGCTGTAAGCGCAAGGCCAATAACAAGATTAACTACAATTGCTGTAATCGATACAGGTTCGTTGACAATATCTGGTACGTTTTCGTACGCCGCAGCCCTTACGCGGGGCTGCATATTGTTGTATTTTATTAATTCTTTATATTCTGCTTTAGTGCAGCCCAGAAATTCTACGAGTTCCCTTTCATACGGAAGCAACGGCGGATCGAAAGGTAGCTTACTGGCTTCCAATCCACTTTCATTATCGTTTGATTGATGTAAAGGATTCCCGCTTTCCATACAACGCCAAAAGCCAGTGGATCGCTGGCGAGTAATACTATGTCGCCATCATAGGTCGGCTCGTCTACCCAGTGGGCGTAAATAGAAACCTGCCCAAATATCTCACGTATAGACATGGTGTACCAACACTTCTGAACGCCCGGATTCTCGATCCCCATAATGTCTAAAGCTTGGAAAACTAAAGATATACAATCCACCTTTTCACCGTTCTCTCCGTAGCTGTACTCCTTACCTATTAGCTGACTACACATTGATTGAAGAAGTGATAGGGATCTTGCCAACTAGCTGTCTGTTCAGTACCCGACCGGGAATATTACCACTTACAGCGTTGATCACACTATTAAGCTGCAGCTCTAGTGTTGTTTCGTTCCAGCCTCCATTACCTACTTGCCCTGCATATGAGTAGAGCTGGCTTTGTATCGTAAAATCCTCGTTCAAAAGCACAATGTCTGCCTTTGCTGTCCACCGTAAGAGGATCGCGTCCTGTGCCCAACTACGTGTAACGATGTTTGAAGGGAAAACTAGGCCCGCTTCGACATTGTCGCCTTGCAAACTTGTTACTGCACCTGAAAATGAAAAAGGCGCAAATGTAAAGGTCTCTCCATTAAAATTTACGCTATTGGATACACGGTAATTCTGCATCCGCATTACTGGTTGGCTAGCTTGGCTAAGGGTTACCAATACTCCAATACTTAGTTCCATTAGATTCCGATTTTACTGCGGGCTGTAGGAGACATCATAAGTTTTCGCAGCGTAAGCGTCTGGCCTTGTCTTGCACCTTCTTGGGCAGCTCGGGCAAGACCTGCCCTGAAGTCCTCTTGCTTAACATAGCTTTCACCCTCAAATTGCAAGGTCGGTCCGGTGGAAATATTTATGACTGGGTCTAAAGTTTGACTTCTTCCTACGCCTGTTCCAGTGCTGTCGCCGCCCGCTTCGCTTAAAAGGCTATTGCCTGGCTTGTATCTTGCTAAGGCAGCTCTGCTGTCCGCATTGCTAAGCACGGTACCTGAAGTTTGTGGGATCAGAAGTTCTGGCCCGCGCTCACCTACGATGTAGGGCTGGTTTGCGCTGACTGGGCCGCCGTTAGCCCTAAACGCTCCAGCAAAAGGCGTACCACCACCAAAGTCTCCGAGGGAGTTACCTGTAATGCTTGGTGCGCCGGGATTAAACCCACCACCAACACCACCACCACCGCCGCCAAAGGCGTTGGCAAGTATTCCTAGCGCCTTCATGATTAACGCCTTGGCAATCATCTGCGTCGCCATGTCGACGAAGGCTTTGCCGATATTTGCGAACATGTCGCTAAAGGCTTCCTCTACCGAACCAGTGCCCGTGATAATTGATTGCACAGCAGATGACATTGCAGTTGCGGTTTCATCTGCGATAAAGCCGTACTTCTCAATTAACTGTTTCTGACGCAATTCCGCCTGCTCTACTTCGTTTAGTACGGGAAGCAGTATTTTATTTAAAGCTATTTTTTGCTCTAATTGCGCAATTTGCTTTGTGGCAGCTTCGCTTACTTTTGCATCTTTTGATCTTTCAAGCTCCTCTTGTTCTTTAATTGATGCGTTTAGTTTGTTAATTATATCGTCGTATCGCCGTGTTTGCTTTATAAGTAGCTCAGCGCGTTCCGCTTCATCACCACCAAATGGCGAAGCCGTTCTACGTTCCACGTCGGCTATATCACGCCTTAGACCGCGTTCAAGACCTTCAAGATCTTCTTGTCGTTTTAGCTGGGTAATTTTTTCCTGTATTGCAAGTTGCTCTTTGTTAGCTAAGTTTTGCTGGATTTGTTCTTCAGTTTGACCTCTAAGGGTTACTAAGCGGGTGTCGAAAAGCTTGTTAATTAGATCTGCGTCTGCAGCGTACTTACTGGTCGCTAGGGCTTGCTGACGTTGGGACTCAAGTAAGATCTCTTCCCGCTGCAAACGTTCACGTAAACGAGTGTTTTGGAAGTCCAGAGCCTCCGACTCGGACATACTAAGCCGCATGTATTTTGTTTTTATATCAAACTGTTTTAGTAGTTCTTGACTTATTTGTTGTTGCAGTTGAGAAGCTTTTGATGTAGGTAGCTTTGGTGCCCTTGGTGCGCCTTTTAGGTCTGTGTCTTTGGTTGTGTCCTTTAGTGGAGGTGCGGCTTCTTCTGTTCTTGAAGGTAGAGCTAATGCAATACGACTGAACTCTTTAGCTACCTTTTGCCGCCTGTTTTCTAGACTAGCTATGTCTTCTCGAGCAGCTCTTCGTGTTTCTTCGTTAGTAGCTTGTGAAAGTCTTGTTTCTGCTTGACGAAGTTTGTCACCGACATCCTTAAGCTCTTCACCTACTTTTTTAAACGCAGCGGGTGTAGCAGGCGTTACATTAAATAAATCATTGAAGTAATTGGCTAAAGGGGTTAAAAATCTAATAGTTTTTGTAGCGAAATCTTGGAATTTTGCGCCAAGAGCCTGCAATAGTGGTCCTGCCGCACGGTTGGCGTCTTCTAACGCTTTGGTTAGACGTGCTCCAGCTTCGGCTGGGGATTCCCCGATTCTTAGGGCTGCAGGCTCGTACTTTTTAAGAATAAAGTTTGAAAATGTAGTTACAAACTCGTCTGCGCTAACCTCGCCTTGCTCTAAGGCTTTCTGTAATTCTTCTGCAGAACGATTTGTGGCCTGGGCAAACAACTGGAACGCACCAGGAAGTCGGTCGCCAATTTGCCCTCTAAGTTCTTCAGACCTTACGACGCCCTTTGATATGACTTGGGTTGCCGCTCGTAATACGCCGCTAAGATCTTCTGCATCACCACCTGTGGCCTTGGTTGCAGCGGATAAAGCACGATATAAAGTCTCTGTTTGTTTAACGCTGTTGCCGTTAGCTGTTGCAGCGGCACTTAATTGTGTAAAGTTTCTTGTGGCATCTACAATCGGCTGGTTAAAGTCGCGGGCAGCTCGGTCAATTGCTTTGAAGCCTTCCGCACTTTGACTACCTAGGATTCCACGCAGGGCGATACCTAGCTTGTTCAGTGAAGCTTCTGTTTTTGCTGCTTCAGGGCCTAATTTAACAAGACCTGATATAGCCTGTGATACAGCAGCAACGCTTGCTGCAATGGCTGCACCCTTAGGACCGCCAAAACCTGCACCAATCGCAGCTGCTTGAGCGATGTTTGAGCCTGGTATGTTTGCAGTTGCTAAACCAATACCTGCGCCCCTAGTAATGGCCTGTCTGTTTGCAGTGCGCCGTTTAGCCGCAGGACTGCCGGGTATGTTTACCGCACCACCGATTGGGCTGCTCTGTCCTTTTAGTGTGCTGGATTCCCTTAAACGCCTATCAAAATCGTTGAGAGCCTTATTGTCTATATCTGCTTTTAATTTGCCTATTTCTTTTACCTTTTTCTCTTCAAGGTTTAATCTGGTTAAAAGCCTTTGCAGTTCTTCATTGTCTGCATCTCTGCGAATACGATCTTGGCCAGCGTTAAAATTAGCTTCTATACGGCGAATTTTGTTGTTAAACGCTTCTATTGCCGCAAATTCACGCTGGCGTCTTGCGCTTTCTTTTGCTGCGCGTTGGGCAGATTTTTCAGCAACTATGGTTCTGCCTGGTCCGGCAAGAAATTCGTCCCGTTTTCTTCGGGTTTCTATTGATTTTTTGGCTTTGTTTCTAAGTGTTACTTCTTGCTGAATTAACTGGTTTTGTCTGGCAACGGCATCGTTAGATGCTCCTAAAGCTGTTACATAATCTTTAATGGCTTTAGCTTCATCGTCAGTCGCTAATTCAACTAAGCTTAAATTCTGTTGTGCTGTTTGTAAGGCTCTACTAAAGCTTGCAATGCTTCGTATCGGCGCTTCAAATATTTCTGCGTTTTCATCTATTTCTTTAAGTTTATTGTTAAGTCCATCTAAATCTCTGCGAAGACTCCGCAGTTTACCTGTACCAATTACGCCTATCTCAATTTCAGCTCTGTATGCCACGATCCACAGCTGGTACGTCGCTTTCTATTCTAGGCGCAGAATAGTCTACCTACGGCGGCGGGCTTTTTCCATTTGCTTTTCTTGGTCCTCGTTAAGGATCTGGAAATATGCGCTCCAGCCAATTAGTTCTTCTGGGGTCATTGTGGTGCGGACTTCGGTTAAGCTCATGCCAAGCTCCTTGGCAACGCCAAATTGCAGCATGAGCCAGTTGTCTTTGCGAAGTTCCGCAACTAGGATTTTGGGTCCATCGGCTCTTCGTTTTCGTCAGCAAGAATGGCCAGCATCAAAGACTGCAGATCGCTGTCTTTGACCTCGTTTTTTAAAATATCAATTTCACCGGCAGAGAAAAGCTTCGCGCCGTTTTCGTCCTGTGCTTTTGCAATTAACAGCTGTAGTGCAAACGCTCCAGCGTCGTCAGATTTGGCTTGCTTCTGGGCGCGTTCGCGTTCAGCCATGGTTAGCGGGCTGATCCACATCTCAAATGCGGTGCCGTCAGACAGCTCGACTGTGCGCTTGCTTGGCTGGAGATTTGCTGCTTTACGCAACCGGTCGATAGCGCGAGTAGATCCAGCGGGCATGATTTGTACTTGACTATAAATTAACTATAGCGTAGCGCAATAAAAAACCCCGGCAAAAACCGGGGCTAAATGTCTACTTAAGTAGCACTTTATCAGGTTTGGCTGAAGTCGAAGCTTGGGGTGCCGGATGGACGGAAGCTTACGCTTACAGATTGTGCGTCGTCAGGGGTGACGTTCATGCTGGCAGAAGTCAGCACTGCTTCAAACTCGATGGAACGGCTTGCGACCTCGTTTACTGAACCGCCGCTGAACACTTGGTCGGTGTAAAGCTTGAACGCAGCACCAGTTTGGTTGCGCTGAAGCACGTCCTCGATCATGCGGTTGCTGAGGGAAGCATCCTCGTCGGTCATGTAGACCGTTGCGCTGCCCGTACCATCGCCGAAGCCAGAGATGTAGTTGCGGAATGGAACGTACTGACCAGGGGTTTGACCGATGGTGGTTACATCGATTTCGGCCCGGTTGATTTCAAAGCTCCAGTCACGGACCTGTCCGACTACTGCGAACGCGGCGTAGGCGACTTGGAAAGCGTTAGGGCTAACAGCTGTACCGTCGTCGGTGATGGTGACTGCCGCGCCACCCAAGGTTGCGGACACCTGCAGCACTCCGGTGCTGGCGGTGTAACCAATAACGTAATAGGTGGTCGCAAGGCTGAGTCCTGCGGGAAGTGTGCCTGTGCCTGCGCCATTAGTTTGAGTGTTGATCACACTAAACTGCACGGGATCACCTACTTTCAAGTTCAAGTAGGTTCCAACAGTGATGGTGT